ACTGGCATCTGTGTAATTATCTATTTGCGTTCTAAATTTAAACTTACCATCTTCTCCCCAATACGCACCTTCACTATAAATAATTTGCTCAATTAATTTATTCATCTGTTCTATATATGATGTCCAAATTATAAAATCATATGTTAATTTAACATAATCAGGAACTGCAACACTATATAATTCTTTTGTTTTATTTAATCCTTGTTGTACAGAAAATTTATCATATCTATTTTTTGATGAATATTGTTTTTGAAACGTATAAAATAATTTTGGGTCTTTTGGATTTAATTTATCAACACTAATATTAGTATCCTTTTCAATACTATTTCTTTTAAATGCTATTAATGGAGTTAATATTTGTTTTTTATTGTCTAACAAAAATCCTCTTTTCTGAACTATCGACCACCTTTCGGGATTAGAGTACATAATTGGAACTTTTACAACTTCTCCATTTTCTTCAACTACAGGTTTAATGACATTATTAAAGTAATACATAATAGTTGAATCGATGTCCATCAACCCAACAGAAATGTTTTGTACGTTGTCATCATTCCTTGAACGTAAAAGACCCCTATTTAGTAACTTTCTCTTACTTCGTGGAATTGGTTTTTCACGTGCCATTAAATACTCCTAACCGTTTCTATTTGTACTGAACTTTTTCTTATTAAAAATGCAGAAGCGACTACTGAAAAGTTTTGGTCAAATTGTCCACCCACTAATTGATTTTCATTTATAGAACCAACTTCAAAATATCCATAGTTCCAATCTATCAAATCACCTATTTCTAACACAGTACTAGCATCTATGAAAGATTGTCGTAGGAATGAGAATGTAGCAGTTTGATTTGAGGAAGGACCAAATTCATCTTGATTAAAATCAAAATCTTCAGCTTCCACTAAAGCTGCCATCTGCACACCATTTTTGTATATCTTTCTCCCACCAGCAGATTCACCATACATATTCGTAGCTGATTCTTGAAGTGATTGTTTATATATAACAACCTCTTGGTTAATTAAACCATCTTTGTTATTCTGTTTATCACCAACAAGCTCTCTGCTAACTCTTGTAATTAAGTTTACATCTCGTTGGGGCAAAAATCTACCAGCCATATTATTATCCTATGTAAATTGGGTATGGAACTTTAGCTAATTTTTCATTTAAATACTGTGCTTCGTCTTTGTCAGCCTCTAATAAAGCTCTTCTACTAGTCTGTTCTAATATCTCTCTGAGCTGTGTCATCAATACTTCTTTTTCCGCAGTAGCCTCATTTCTTAAAGTATCACCATCTAAAGTAGTTTCAGCATTAGGGATTGGTAATGAAGCATACTTACTTCGTATCGTACCTAACAATTCCTTGCAAAGTGCAAGACCATATTTTTTTATCCATTGTTTACCAACGTCATTTATTTCATTAAATTCCATATTATTATATGGTGCATTAGATACATCTGTTATTACCCCTTCAGTCACACCCTGTAAAGTTGTGTCTCTATCTTTCTTAACTAAATACTGAAACCAAAGATTGTAAGTTGTTTCTGGATTAGGAAAGATTCTTATCTTATTGTTTCTCAATTCAAAAGAATATGCAGACTTTCTAATTTGGTCATTGAATTCAATTGCTTGAATTTTTAATATATCAGCATACATTGGCATCATCATAAATGTAACAGCAGGTGAATTTCTCCCCCAACCGAAACTATCTAACATATTGTAAGAACCATCACCTGTACCAGCATAAGGATCGAAATATCTAGTTACTGCAGGAGAAGCCTCATAAAATACTTTTCTAACTTCTATAGCATTACCACTTTCTGAAACATTAGCCCACAAAGCATTTAAATCATATTCTTGTGAACCACTAGATATCTCTATAGAACCAGTTTTCCAACTTACAGTACCACCAACTCCAGCTTCTGTACCATATTGTTCTGCTAATTGTATATTCCTACCGATTGTTGGAGTTACTTTTCTGTGTGTTAAATTTGTTTTGTCAGCACCAGAACCTGTTTCTTGTCCTTGTAAAGATAATATATTGTCTTTAATATTAAATTGATTTATTTGAGCTGAATATTCTGTAATAGCTTCTTCATAACAAGTATAAAATTGAACATCTTGTAATTCAACAGCAACTATTGGATACCCCAATCTTTTAGCTGCCCAATCTGCAAAATTATCAACAGAATGTGCATTAGAGCCTGAAAAGTGCGTATCACTATCATAAAATCCGTATGGTGTGTTTCCAGACGAAAATGAACTACTGCCTGGCCAAATCGCTTCCATTATATTCTCCTAAAAAGATGTAATTATTCAATAATAAATATACAAGGCACAAAAAAAGGGTGAGAAAACTCTCACCCTTTTTAAGTAGATTAATTGTTATCCAATTAAACTGTGTCGATATCCGCTATGATCACTTTACCATAGAATTCTGGACGAACCATCTTCTTAGCGTAGCGAGTCATGACGCCTTTACGAGGTGTAAAGTTCTTCGGATCATATACCAATGGTGTCATAATCATCGGAACATATGGAGCATATACAGCACCAGTTTCTAGGAAGTTACTTCCACGGAAACCAATTAAGCATGAGTTATCCAACATGTAAGGATTCTTATAAACAGTATATCGGTTATTAATCGAACCAACTGCTTGTACGCCCATAGCGTAGTTATTAGCAGAAGTATCACCAGTATTAGCAACATATCCGGTAATGGATTCTAATATTGTAGCAGTTTCAGGTGAAACAACAACAAAATTAGCACCACCACGGAGTGTTTTTTGGTGAATTGCATTAGATACGGACTGTATCTTAATACCTAATGTTTGATACCAATCTGATTTGGTATAAGCATTAGAAGCACCACTAATCTGTGACCAAGCACTTTCATCTGTACCTGAACCATCGTACTCGTATCCAACTTTAGCTGACCAATAAGCAGTCTTTGCAGACGCATTAGCTTTCAACATATCAAGGATTTCAAGATCGATTTCCATAGCGATATACTCACTCAACATAGCAGTAAGTTCAGCTTCAGCATCAACACTATGATAAGCGTTAAGGTCTTGAGCAAGCTCAGGAGTCCAAACAGCTTTCAACTTACGTGTCTTAGCAACGATAGCTTCACTTTTTAGAGCGATGTCGATTTCAGGAATATCGATATCTGTTTCAGGATTAGCATCAATCTGAGTGTTAGTAGCTTCAAAATCACCACGTTGTGTAGCGGTTGGAGCTTCATGATATCTAACACCAAAAAGTTGCCCGTCAGCTGCAGTAATCTTAGCAAAGAAACTCGCAGTTGTTACGTTATTGATATCATCAACAGCAGAATATGCTGGGAATGTTGACGTAACTCCTGAACCACTAAGTTCAAAAGAACGTACAGCGTTAAAGTCAGCACGGGTAAATAAACCAGCACCAACTGAAACTTTTAATAGTGTACCGTCAGCAACTGAAGCACTTAAATCTGGCTCAAACTCTACTTCTTTCCACGTAGCAGAAGCGGTAGTCATACCAAGAGGTGTGATTCCTGTTGCTTCCTTATCATTTATTGAATATCCAAATTTGCCAGCACCGTAAAGACCACCAGAAGGATCACCAGAAGCAGAAGTATTACCAAATACATCTGAATTTTCTGTGACATTGGTTTGGTTAGCTGTACCATATTTGAAGTCCAAGAAAAAGATAAGGCCGGAAGGTAGATTCATCGGCTGAACACTAACAAACTCTTGCGCTGACAATTCACCAAAGATTCTACGAACCAATGGTAAAGCAACACCAGACCATTCTTCTTTATCACCACCAGTACCTGTCGCTGAAGCTTCTTTAATAAGCTGCGTGGCCTGGTTTTCTAGAAGAACAGCCATTCCTGTTTTCTTAGTGGAATCATCGATGCCATCTAACAATCCAGTTGGCTCCCATTTGCCGACTAATTTACGAGTCTGCTTAAGGAGCTCTTGATGAGGGTTATGACCCGTCATCACTTGACTGAGATTTTCAAAATTTGACATTATATGTCTCCCAATTTAAAGGATGTTAGCCAGTTTCTTAAACCTGTCTTTCAACTCATTACCTTCAGAAATTACTTTCTTATCGGATTTAGTTGATGCGACTGGTTTTGAAGCTGCACCCTTTGATTCATTAATATTATTTCTAGCAACACCAAAAGATTCACCAAGTGTAGAATACACTAACTTGACTTCTCTAAGAGTGCCTGCTCTGTCGAATTGCTCAACGACTTTCATTTTCTGTTCATTGTTAAGACCATATTTACGGAATAATTTATTCGTAAATAATAGTTTAGCATTTAGCAGATTGACTTCATTTAGCTTTCCACGAAGAGTTTCGATTACAGAACGATGTTCACCAAGATCAGATTTTAGTTTTGCAACTTCATTCTTTTCTTCTTCTTCATCTTCTTCCTCAGATAGTGCTTTAAGAACTTCATCAAGATCAACATCATCTTCATCTTCTTCTTCTGTTAATTTAGCACCTTGAGGGTCTTCTTCATCACCGGCATCAGCAACATCAACTTTGTTGTCTGCTTTACCAATTTCTGAAGAATCAGATTGTTCGTCCATTTCCTCTTTATCTTCTTCACCTTCTTCAAGCTCATCTTCAAGTTCTCTGATTACAGCTTCAAGGTCAAGATCTTCCTCTTCTTCCTCATCCATAGCTTCTTCATCTTCTTCTTCGTCCATCTTTTCTTCATCTTCTTCTTCGGAAACTACACGAGCGTACTTAACACCATTGATTTCAACAACATCTTCTTCATCTTCTTCGTCCATCTTTTCTTCATCTTCACTTTCTTCCATGTCATCTTCTTCTTCTTCAGAATGCATATCAGAAGGATCTTCATCATCGTCATCCATCATACCTCTTTCTTCCATGTCATCTTCATCTTTAGCCATTTCATCTACATCATCTTCATCTTCCATTTCAGTTTGGATTTTTTGAGAAAGCATAGATTGTAATCTAGGTGTGAAAGCCTCTTCTAAAGCCATTTTTGCGTTTTCTAAAGCAGTCTCACGAACAGCTTTTGCGTCAGCAATTGCTTCTTTTAAGAGATCATCCATTATTATTCTCCTATTTAGGATTTAGTATAGTTATTGGGAACTATAATAGAATTATTATATTTCG